TCTGGAATAATTCCCCAATACTCAGGAGTATGTGCGATGCAAACAGTGGACCCAGACGAGACGTTGATCGTTGCGTTATGCGTATCAACGGCTCTCGCGTCACTTGCCTCCCTCTGGGTGACGGACAAAAGATTAGAGGCCAGAGAGCTAATGATATTATTAGCGATGAGTTCGCTTCCATTCCTAGAGATATCTTTGAAACAGTTGTCGCTGGGTTTGCTGCTGTTAGCTCTGATCCTATAGAAAATGTAAAAAAGATAGCGGCAAAAAAGAAAGCTCAAGAACTAGGCATAGAAATAGAACAGGATTCTGAGTCCGTATTAGATAAGAAGGATAACCAGATTATATTAAGCGGGACTGCTTATTACGACTTCAACCACTTTGCTGAATACTGGAAAAAATGGAAGTCAATAATCCAGAGCCAAGGTAGGGAAAATAGATTACGAGAAATTTTCGGAGACGATCCACCAAAGGACTTTAACTGGAAAGATTACTCAATCATAAGAATACCCTACGAACTTTTACCAGAAGGCTTCATGGACGCCTCACAGGTCGCCAGATCGAAGGCAACGGTACATGCTGGAATATATCAGATGGAGTTCGGAGCGTGCTTTACACGCGATTCTCAGGGCTTCTTTAAGCGTACCCTGATCGAGAGCTGCGTGACTGATGATAAAGGCAAAGTCAAAGACTCTAAGGATAATGAGATATGCTTTCAGGCACAACTAAGAGGAGACCCCAACAAAAAATATATCTTTGGAGTTGACCCCGCATCTGAAGTTGATAATTTCAGCATAGTTGTTTTGGAGGCGAATGCCGATCATAGAAGAATAGTTCATTGCTGGACAACAAATAGAGATCAGCACAAAGAGAAAGTTAAGAGCGGATACTCGAAAGAGTCAGACTTTTACGCATACTGCTCTAGGAAAATTAGAGATCTTATGAGAATATTCCCATGTATCCACATAGCTATGGACGCTGGAGGTGGAGGTATTGCTGTAATGGAATCATTGCACGACCAAGATAAGATCCAAGAAGACGAATTACCAATCTGGCCAGTAATAGATGAAAACAAAGCAAAAGATACAGACGACAATAGAGGATTACATATTTTAGAGATGTGTCAATTTTCTAGATATGAGTGGTTATCCGAGGCTAATCACGGCCTAAGAAAAGACCTAGAAGACAAGGTTTTGCTATTTCCTATGTTTGACTCTGTAAGTCTAGGAATAGCTAATGCAGAAGATGGATTAAAAGGCCGTACGTATGATACCCTAGAACAGTGCGTGTTAGAAATAGAAGACCTCAAAGACGAACTAACCATGATTCAAATCACACAAACCGCTACAGGTCGTGACAAGTGGGATACACCAGAAACAGTAATTGGTACAGGCAAAAAGGGGAAACTCAGAAAAGACAGGTATTCTTCTTTGCTCATGGCTAATATGGCCGCTAGAACAATAGCAAGAGCACCCGAAGCTACTATCTATAATTTTTACGGAGGGTTCGCTACCGTAGAGAAGTCAAAAGAGAAAGGTGGAGATGATTTCTCCGGTCCGAACTGGTTCACAGAGGGTATGAACGGAATTTATTAGGTTTCTGTGTATAATCTAGTAACAGTTCAATTAACAATCCAATTACAATCTGATTGATAGGAATTAACATGCCAAACGACCCTCTTATAACTTGGAACGAAGGCGATTCTACAGGTAAGGCAAAAGCCTTTGAAGAATTTTCCAGCTCTATACATGAATACGAAGGCATAACCAAAGCTTATCACAGAGACACTTTTCTTGACATAGAGACCAACAGATCTGTCAGACCCGGTTTCAAAAGCCAAGACTACTACGCATTTAGACCAGACGAACAAATACCACGCCAAGCTAAACGTGCCATCAAGATGTGCATGGATGCGTATGACAAAGTTGGAATTGTTAGAAATGTTATCGACCTAATGGGCGATTTTGGTTGTCAAGGTATCAACATTGTACACGAGAACAAAAGCGTAGAAAAGTTTTTGAAGCAGTGGTGGAAAAAGATAGGTGGCAAAGAGCGGTCGGAGCGGTTCTTAAACAACTTGTATAAAACCGGACAAGTGTTTATATATAAAAGTTACACTCAGCTAACGCCAGAGATCACAAAATACGTAAAATCTTTAGGTTCCGATATAACTCTAGAGGTTCCCCAAATAGAACAGTCTGTTGTTCCTTGGAGGTACAACTTCTTCAACCCCTTAACTGTTGATGTTAAAAATGGCGAGATCAATCTATTTTTAGGTAGAAAAAATTATCAACTGCAAGCAAATAGCTTTTTCGATAACTTCAAAGATGGTGCTATCCCAGCCAAAGTATTAGAGACACTACCCGTTAATGTTAAAAATGCTATAAAAAATGGCGAAAGAAAAATACCGTTAGACCCTGATAGGCTTTCAGTATTTTATTACAAAAAAGATGACTGGCAACAATGGGCACATCCGTTGGTATACGCTATCCTAGATGACATTATAATGTTAGAGAAGATGCGTTTAGCTGACTTATCTGCTTTAGATGGGGCTATCTCAAACATAAGACTTTGGACTCTCGGTAGTCTAGATCACAAAATCCTACCTAACAAAACAGCTATTAATAAGCTAAGAAATATTCTAGCTAGTAATGTTGGAGGAGGAACGATGGAGCTTGTTTGGGGGCCAGAGCTTTCGTATACAGAGTCTAATAGTCAAGTATACAAATTTCTGGGTTCTGAAAAGTATCAATCTGTTCTGAATAGCATTTATGCTGGATTGGGTGTTCCCCCAACTCTAACCGGTATGGCTGGACAGAGTGGCGGGTTTACAAACAACTTTATATCTCTGAAAACTCTAGTCGAGAGACTTCAGTACGGTAGAGATCAACTAACAAAGTTCTGGGAAAAAGAGCTTGAGTTTGTTCGTAAGGCTATGGGATTCAGAAAGGCCGCTCACGTTGTCTATGACCAAATGAGTTTATCTGACGAGTCTTCAGAAAAACAACTTCTCATCCAACTTGCCGACAGGGATATTATATCTCATGAAACCGTACTTGAAAGATTCAAAGAAGTTCCCGAAGTAGAGAAGGTAAGGCTACAAAGAGAAGACAAAGCGAGAGATGCAGATAAAGCACCTCCAAAAGCCAGTCCTTTCCATAACGCCAATCATAAGAATGATTTAGAAAAAATGGAGAAGCAAAGCGAGATAAATGATAAAAAGCAAGAATCAAAACAGCCAGCCCCTGAAAAACGCCCACTAAACGATAATGGAAGACCCCCCTTCAAAATAGACGAAGAGCCTAGAAAGCAAAGGGTTGATACACCTAAAAGCCAACCCGGTTTAGCTGAAATGTTTATATGGGCCTCCAACACCTTCGACTCTCTCAGTTGTGTTTCAAAGGCCTATCTTGGAACTAAAGAAAAAACCAACATGAGACAACTAACAAAAGCTGAGGCTATAGAGCTGGAATCTATTAAAATAGACGTATTATTGAACCTAGAGCCTTTATCCGACGTGGATGATAAATCAATATTTAACGCCCTCTCAATTACCAACAAAAGCTCTGCTTCATTCAAGAGACAGCTAAAGAACCAAAAAATATCCCCTTCTAATATGACAATGGAAAATTATAAAAAATCTGTCATTGGGATGTTTGTAGAACATTCTTTCGGGTCAAAATAGCGTTTTTCTTAAAAAAAATATTTTTTTGTGTATAATCCTGTGAGGTAAAAATATGACAATAAAAATATATCAAAGGGAGATAGATGACGGTATTGGCGAATTGGTAAAAACAACCGCCAGCGTTGCCTATTGCTCTGAGGCCAGTATAAATACAACCACCAGAGATACTGCTCAAGATGTCATATCTGATAAAGATATCCTTGAAAAAGTATTAGCTGAGAATAAAGACCAGATAGACTTACATTACATAGAGTCTGTTCTGGTTTCATGCGGTTGGAATAAAAACGACGATGTGTTCCTAGCGAAAGCCACATGGGAAGCTAGAAACACACCAGAAGATAAACAATTTAACTTTATGCACGATGAGAATGATATCATTGGGCATATAACCGGAAGTTATGTTTTAACTAAAGATGGCAAGGCTGTAGCAGACGACTCAGACATGCCAGAAGATTTTGACATAATAACACAAGCTGTTTTATACAACAGCTGGACCGGTACAGAAAACAGAGAGAGGATGCAGCAAATCATAGCTGAAATTAAAGAAGGCAAGTGGTTTGTTTCAATGGAATGCCTTTTCTCTGGTTTCGATTACGCTTTAACAGACAGCGAAGGTAACTCTAAGCTTCTGGCGAGAAACGAAGAATCAGCCTTTCTAACTAAGCATTTGCGTGCTTACGGTGGGTCGGGCGAATACGAAGGATATAAGGTTGGTCGTGCTCTTTCCAATATATCCTTTTCTGGTAAAGGATTGGTTTCAAAACCAGCCAACCCCAGGAGTGTTATATTAAATAATAAAAGCACGGCACAATTCAACGTACAAGATATCAATTCTAATCACACTATTTTAGGAGACATTATTATGTCAGATACTTCGCTGTTAGAAAAGCAGTTGGCCGAAGTTCAGACTCAGCTGTCAGAAGCTAAGGCTGAAAATGAAGCTATCAAAGCTAAAATCGAAGAAGCAAAAGATAAAGAGTTTGCTTCTCAGGTCGAAGCTTTTGAAGCAAAGGCTGAAGAAAGTCAAGCAACTATTGATGAGCTTAATGAAACGATTAAATCTACTCAGGCTCGCGTTGCTGAACTTGAAGATCAGCTTAATACGTCCACAACTGAATTAGCAGAAGCTATGAAGGAAATGGACAAGATGAAGAAAAAAGAAGCTATGATGAAGCGTAAGGCTTCTCTGGAAGAAGCTGGCTTTGAAGCTGAAGAGATTGAAGAATCTCTTGCTACTTTCGAATCTCTAGCTGATGAAGCTTTTGAAGCCGTTGTTGCTCTCATGAAAAAGAAAGCAAAAAAGGACGAAAAAGAAGATGAAGCTGAAGCTGGTATGCCACCAGAGCTGAAAGAAGCTATCGAAAAGAAAAAGAAAGAAAAGGAAGCTAAAGCTGAAGAAGAAGCGGAAGCAGAAGAAATTAACCAAGAAGCGTTTGAAGATCTTGAGTCTTCTGAAGCAACTTTGGTGGAGTCCGAAGAATTGGACGAATCCGAAAAAACTAGAGCCAGCGTTGCTGACTGGTTTGAATCTCACGTCCTTAACACAAAGTAATTTTCAAATTAAAGGAGAATAACAATGGCTCTCAAAGCAGATAGATATGAAGAATCAACAGACATTAGCTATTTTTCGTCAGCCACTGGCGTTAGAGGCGAAGTTGTTTGTTTAGATGCAGCAGCACTTGCTGGTGCTTCGGGTGCAGCCCTTGACCAAGGTGAAAACACCGTTTCACCTCAAGCAGCTGCCGAAACAGATGTTCCAGTTGGCATCATTCTTAACGATGTTGTTAATAAGGATCTAACTAGAACTCATCTTAACCAGTATAAAGATGAAGTTCAATTGGGTGGTAAAGTTACCGTCTTGACTCGTGGCTGGGTTGTTACCGACCAAGTTGATGGCACTCCTAAAGCTGGTGACTTGGCTTATGCATCTGAAACTCAGGGGCATATTTCGACAACCGCTAAGAATTCCACAGCTTCGGGTAACTTGGCTATCGGTCGTTTCATGTCTCGTAAAGACGCAGACGGCTACGCTAAAGTTTACATCAACCTTCCTAATCACGGTGCCTAAGCCATAATCTAAAGGAGAATTTAACAATGTCATATACAGAAAGACCAAGTGAAGAATTTATTTCACTTTTGAAGCAGACTGGTAATAATGACCAGAATGTGGCTTACGCAGCTCAACGCGAGTTTGCTAAGGCACTTGAACTCCCTTTGCGTAAGGGTGTATTGGTTGGAAATATCCTTGGTGATATTTTCGAGACCATCAATGTTGAGCCGGGTGCATCTACTGAGTATCCACTCGACTTGATTTCACCGGGACTTGAGGGTGAGCATGTTGCTTACACCAACCCAGGTCACGGTCGTATTCCTGAACGTGCGGTCGAAAGCGACTACGTCATGATTCCAACTTATAGCATCACAAGCTCAGTTGATTATCTTCTGCGTTTTGCTCGTGAAGCTCGTTGGGACGTTGCTGCCCGTGCGATGCAGGTTATGGAAGCTGGCTTCGTCAAGAAAATGAATGACGATGGCTGGCACACTATCCTAGCAGCTGGCGTTGACCGTAACATTTTGGTTTACGATGGCGATGCAACTGCTGGATTGTTCAGCAAGAGACTTGTTTCTCTCATGCAGACTGTTATGAGACGAAACGCTGGCGGTAATACCGGTTCCGCTAATCGCGGTCGCTTGACTGACCTTTATGTTTCTCCAGAAGCACTTGAAGACGTGCGAAACTGGGGACTTGATCAGGTAGACGAAGTGACTCGTCGAGAAATCTACACCGCTTCTGAAGGTGGTGCTCCAATCACACGAATCTTTGGTGTGAATCTTCATGATCTCGATGAGCTTGGCGAAGGCCAAGAATATCAGACCTTCTTCACTGATGGTCTAAGCGGGGCTGTTCAAACATCCGACGTTGAGTTGGTTGTTGGTCTTGATCAGTCAGCTAATGATAGCTTCGTTATGCCAATGAAGCAGGCAGTTCAGGTCTTTGAAGATCCTACTCTTCACAGACAGCAGCGAGCTGGCTACTATGGTTTTGCTGAACTTGGATTTGGTGTTCTTGATAACCGTAGAGTTATCTTAGGCTCCTTCTAATCTAGGCACTGCCTTAACCACAAAAGAGAGTCGTCCTCATATCATTGGGGATGGCTCTTTTTTTGTGTATAATAGTGTGTATTCGCGTTTACAATTAGGAATTTTTAAAGGGGAAACTCTATGACCGCCTTATCAGATTATATGGAGTCAGGCTTACTCCAGCATATTTTTAGAGGGCAATCCTTCGCAAAGCCAGACGGTATATCAATAGCACTGTGTAGTGGTGTACCTAGAGAGTCAGACACAGGCTCTACCATACCAGAGCTACCATCTGGTAATAGTAATGGAGATACTGGATATAGAAGATATTTCCTATCTCACCCAGATGACACAACTGGTGGAACAGCCAGTGGAGATTACTACTGGAATTACAATATAGATGATCACAACGCTGGAAGTGGTCTTATAAAAAATAGTGTTACTTTTTTATTCTCAAACGCTCTTCAAGATTGGGGATGGGTATCTGGAATAGCTGTTTGTGATTCAGGCACTGTTGGAACGGGCAATCTGCTTATGTATGCAGAATTAAATAATCCAAGAATTATATACGAAGGTGATTCAGTCAAGTTTGACACTTCGACGTTACAAATTAGCTTTAAGTAGGCGGTTATAAATTATGATTTTGACCAAATCAGAGTACCTCAGCTCTATAAATGAGTTATTGCCTGATAACTCTAGGCAGGAGATATCTCCCCTAGATTTGAGAACTAGCTTGATTAATCTTGTTGATTCTGTCCACCTCATGATGGACGGAAGGGATATATCTGCTGGAAATTTCTCAACACCTGACACTAGAACAACAAAGGCCGGTGAGTTTTCCCTAATAAACTACACGGGAGGTGGAAGATCTACCGCAGACAACTCTGCTTTTGGTTACGCTACTCTTAGACCTAATTTTAACGGTTCTGGAAATACAGCTATTGGCTCTCACGCCATGTCTTGTAATATTTATGGTAGCAGCAATACAGCTGTGGGCTATCAAACTTTAGCTGGAAATACTAGAGGTTCTGGAAACATAGGCGTGGGAAACTACGCCTTAAATAATAATAAGACAGGTGACTTTAACATAGCGATAGGTCACGGTGCTGGTTACTATATAGGCAGAGACGATAACTATAAATTATATGTTGGCTCTCACGAAATTGGATCTGGTCACCTTTGCGATTCCAATGGCGACCCAGTAACGACTGGTCCAGCACCTCTTTTATATGGTGACCTAACTTCCTCAGATCTCAGATTAGCAGTTGGAACTAACTCCCTGCACAATCATGGAACCCTACAGGTAGCCGGAAAAATATCACCAAGCGACAGTGAGTCTTACGGTCTAGGTACATCTCAAAAACGATGGTCCGGTATTAATGACTTTATAGTATTTAGTGGCGACAATGTTGGTATTGGCGGTTCACCTTCTGGAGCTATACATAATGTAAACGACGCCAAAATGACCGTTTATGGAGATCTTGTCCCTAGCCAAAATGGAAGGTTTGCATTAGGTTACCCTGGAGGTCCCGGTCAAGGCAACCAACTTATGTGGGACGCCTACCTAAATGATGTCATTATTAGTGGCCAACTTACAATATTCGATGAATCATTTGTTCTTAACGAGGTTTCACACTGTCTTTATGAGTGTAAGACCTTACACCTAGCTACCAGTGGCTTTTGCGATCCAGAAGATGACGGCTTTCATAACTCTGCCGTTTGTGGATTCCTAAACGACACCTCTCTAGACGGTGCTGGATTTATAATACATTCTAGCGGTGGGGTAGTTGGAGAGTCTAGCTACTATGTAAGAGAGTATGAATTTTTATATAGATACCCAGACGCAACCCTTTCTTGTTTAGGTAATAACGCGGATAACGCTTATTCAAGGAGTAGATGGGAATCCAATATTTCCATAGAAATACCAAGCGGTAAATCACTTATCTCAGAAAGAACATTAGGTAGAACAAAACTAGCCAATGTTATACAAAGCGGCTGCATGGGTGTATTCCTAGAACCTTATGCAGTTTCTGGCCAAAGAATAGTTGTTGGTCAGGAGCCACACTTTAATAATAGATACCCAACACTTCAAGACGCTAACTTTATATCTAGATCCGGAACACATCTAGGGGCAGATGGCAATCCCGTTGGATATGATTACTCAGTCATGTATGGAACTGTAGATTCAGGCGTGAAAGTTATGCAAAAATTCTCCAGTAGAATAAAAAGCTCAAGCACTTCTAGAGGTTTTAGTATTGTTTACCATGATGAACTTGATCAGGACTAAAATAAATGAAAGATAGATTATCAGTACATATAGATAATGGCCAATCATCGGTAAGAGAGGCTGTAACAATATTGAGAAATGGCGGTCAAGCTTCTCAGTCTGGCCTTGTCGGTATAACCAATGCGACATATATGGACGGTGGCTCTCCCACTGTTCCCGCTACAATATTCAACGTCCAGTCTACTGGCGATTCAAACATCAGGTTTTCCAGCGGTCCATCGAAAAAGAGTCACGTTGAATTACTTGGAAACGGCAACCAGAGAGCATCCGGTTTACTAATAACATATGACCCAACGCTAGATAACGCCTACGTCATTGGACCCGGCTATGGAGGTCATGGTGATCATTGCGTAGACCCTAACGGTGGCAATAATCCTGTTGTTGACTTTTCTTTAATCCGAGCAAGCGGCAGTGAGGGTGCAGAGTTTTCCCATATAACTTTAGCGGAAAACGGTTACGTTGGAGTTGGGTTAACAAGAAGACCTAATGATGCGGGCAATGGTTATGACAGAAGAGTTTACCCTCACGCACCATTAACAGTTTCTTACGACTGCCACGGTCATTCAGACAGTGGAACGATTTCAATGCACGAGCAAGCTAGCTCACCCGCTACTTACTCAAACTTCGGTAAGATATTTGTCAAACCTTTCACAACCGGCGGTAGAACCCAAGCGTTGTTCTTTAAAGACGACGGAGGTAACGAAACCAACTTGGTGTTAAGTCAGGACTTAGAACCCTCTGTATCTACCGATGGTCTTATATTTGGACATAATGGGAACACTTACGGTGGTTGGTATACACCCAAGACTAGACCTTCTGTTAGTAATCTAAGTAATAACACCTACTATGGATGGGGTGCAGGATATCAATTAAATTCCGAAACAATCTCCGTAACAGATAACACTTTAATAGGTCGTGCCGCCGGTAGCGGTCTAACCTCAGCAACAAAGAATACTGTTGTAGGCTCTAATAGTCTAACTAATTACAGTCACGCAACTAACAATGTAATATTGGGAGATAATAATCTAGTTGGCTCAACGAGTCAGCTTGGAAGCATAGATGACTGCGTTCTTCTAGGTAGAGATTTATACAACCTTGAGCTACCGGCTGACAAAACTCTAGCAATAGGTGTTGGTGACACGCCAATTATTTCTGGTGACCTTAATACCATTAGCAGATCTCTGTTTTTCAACAGCAAGTCTCTTTCCATCCAAGAGGGTGCTGAGTTTAAAATCACAGACGAAAATGACGTTAGCGAGAGTAGAAGAACGAGGGTGGTTTCAGTTGTTGACGATCTTAGAGTTGGTACCGATAACCCTAAAAATGACCTAAAGTTTAATTTTGAAAACGGCGAGGATGTAAAATTAACGCTATTCCGCTTAGACCCGTTTGCGTCTAAACTAACAAATGTTCCAACGTATCAAGTAGATTCAGACCCCAATAGGCCGTATGCAGAGCTACAGGGTGACTTTAAAATACAGGGTGCCATAAGGTTTGCAGATCAAACGTCAATGTCTGGTTTGAGTCATATCGACTTACTACCACTTGCGGGTACTTCTGGAATAAATAAAAAGGTAGAAGACAGCACCAATCGTCTTGTTTTAGATTACTCTAGCCTTAAGCTTGCTACTCAGGTTTCTTCCAATATACTTAGTGACAATACTTTTGTTGCAGTACAAACAGACGGAACTGACTCTTCATCTGTAGCCAAGATGTCTATTCAAGGTTTCGCCGCTTACGTTAGCGACCAGACGGATACGATGGCTGAAAACTGCAATGTACTGATTACAAAAGCAGAACAAAGAGGTAGCGTAAACGTAGGAGAAATTTATGACAGCGTTCTAATTGGGTGTAATGTAGCACAACGTGCGAAGGGGTGGAGAAACGCCGTCATTATTGGTAGCAACGCTGGTACAGACGCTACAACAGATACGGCCATTTCTGAGAAGGGCGTCATCTTTATTGGCCACAACGCTGGTAATAACGCGGACTCAATTACAAACTCTATCTTCATAGGTGAGGATGCTGGTAATGCTGCTTCAGAAGCAGATAAGTCTGTCTTCATTGGTGTTAATGCTGGCCAGCGTGCCAATACCAGCTCATCTATCGCCATTGGTTTCAACGCACTTCGTGGAAACGAGGATGCCAACTTAGATGAAAACAACCAAAACAACATAGAGATTATCACTGGTAAAGACGATAATGAACGGTTGATGTATCAGCAAACACTGTCTGACCGTCTTAACATACAAAATACAATTGCGGGTACTACTAACACTAGAAACATTTCTATTGGTGACGCTAGACTTTCGCCAACGGCACCTCTAGAGGTTAGAAAAGATAGTGTTATTCATGCTGCAAACTCCAATAACTATGTTCAAACTTGGTATTGCGACGATACTCTAGTTGCTAGTGTTGACTGCAACGGGGTTTACACAAATCACAGCGGCGGTGGTACTGCGGATTTGGTCGTAGAAGGGGTCTTAACTGGCCCGCTAGCTGCCGGTAATTATTCAAATCCAACTTCTTCTCATCAGCAGACTTTAAATCTGAGGGGAGGAGGAACGGTTACGATCACCAATAGAGATTCTAGCTTGACTGGCGATTCCGGTGCTTACGTTGTAGCGATTAAAATAGGCGATGAATACAGACCTCTATGGGTAAGTTGCTAGGAGAAACTAATGGGTAGACCACCTAAAAAATCTTGTAATGCTTGTTGCTCAACGTCTGAGACACCCGGTACACCTGATCCACCTTCGTCGCCTACCAGCTGCGATGACATGATTAACATTCTTCTTCTTAGTGGTACAAAAAAATACATAAGACGCCAGAATTACAATACATGGAATCACACTCGATCCCAAGAAGAAACCGACAATGAGTATCTATACTATAGAGCTGCTTTTCCAAACAGGATTCATATTTTTTTAGAGTTAAACCCTACTTATCTTCCTGGGTATTTTCCCGATGTTCCGAGGGCCTCGATCCGATATCCATCTCGTTATGGTGACAGCGACTTTGATTTGTCGTTCTGGGGAAGGTATGGTGTATTTGCAGATAGACATCCGAACAGATTAAGTCTTTGGAATGTAATCGTTGGAATGATCAATGAGTTATCAACGGAGGTGCAAAACTCTTTTAACAATGCCGCACAGGTTTGCATCGACCCTCTTTCCGATAGGTACCTGCGTAATGCTTTACTCCAGCCCGCCACGGCAGTCGGCAGAGTCTATACAAATCTTGTAAACGATGCACGAGAGGCAGGAAAAAGTATAGTTGCTCCGGTAGGTTATACTTATAACAGTTTTACAAATGCCGATTTCAAAAGAGTTCAAACCCTCTTTGCTGGTTTTGCACATCATGAGTGCTGCAACAGTGCTGCCGCTGATCAGTTTAGAAAGTTTACTACCGCTATTCCGGATTGTTTTCCCACTCTAAGTGAAGAGCCTGACAGTGAGTATAAACTTATTCTCGATCAAAGCGACATATTCGCTAACAGTGATAATGGCATTCTTATCCCCGAACTCTTTCATTCACGATCAACTACACGTTATGTAACTGGTTACGGTTGGACTACGGGTAGCGTCACCCTTAACTCCACACTACTCAAAGGCGACGAACAGGTATTTGACAGAGCGGTAACTTATATTTTACAGAAAAAAGACCTGCAAGATGGAAGTACAGGATCTTCACGTTTTTCTAATGGTTTGGGTGACAAACGTTTTGATTCTGCTAGAAATGAAATTAACAGTTTTTCGGATTTATTTCCATTAGCCGTAGAGTATCCTAACATACCAATAAGAAAGGATTTAGATGTATACCCTGTCGGTACAACCTCTAGGACATCTAGGATTAGCGGTAGCCAAGATCATAATCGCATACCTTTAAAATACGCAAAAACACTCAATGTCCATAAAACAACAAACAACTTTCTTGGCACTGCTGATAACCGGCTAACAATAAGAGAGTTAGATCTAATAAGCACAACTCACCCCGGCGACGTGGGAGATCGCAAATTCGCAGACCCTAGATTCTTTAAACAGTATCCGGAAACTGGTGATGCCAAGTTATTTAGAAAAGCACATGCACCAGACTGGTTTGCGGATTACAAGATTCCCGTTGACTTTATGGCTGTCGAACAGCGAGCAATCCTCGATGCATCTCAGATAAAAGTTTATGTTAAAAGACCAGTAACCGATTTTGAAACTCTGACGGATTACAATTTTATTTATGGGGGCGATGGGTCGCCTAGGACACAGGGTACAGATGGGTTTACTGCTAGTAAAGAGGAAAAGTTAGGATTTAAGTATACAGAAGGAGAAGCACGCTGGGCTTACGAAACAACTAGAGACACCAAAAATTTAGCTCACTTTTTGCTACGCACCTCAAACGAAAAGGATACAGACGACACCTCTGCTCGTGAGTACTGGCACCAGAATGAATGGGTTCAGATTGGTGATGCTATACCTCATGAAACCAGTCCAAAACTTGCGTGCCGTCAATCTAAGTCAAATGGAAGTAAAAAGAGAACAGATCTTTTTTTAGCCACTGGGACTTCATCCGGTGCTAACATTAGAAAATACAATACAGACACAGAAACTTGGGATTCTTATGCAAGCATAGATCTTTCTGCCGTTATTGATAGCTTAGGCGGAGACAAGCCAACAACCCCAACGTATGGCAATTACGGGAGGATTGCAGGTCGGGTTTTAGAATTTAAAGTCAAACATGTTGGTAGCAACACAGGTGACGATGGACACAGTCATGACGCATATTTAGTACTTAAAATTGGTGGCACCGATCCACAAATTCTCGTTTTTAAAGAAAGCAACTCTTCAGGAAATTTTGAACTCTTGTTTTACACTGTTGGTAAAGATGTCTCAATAGACGCGGGATGCAGTAAGCTTTTAGTTTCTCAATGCAATAATAGTAAAACTACAGGAAGTAATTCTACATATGAGCCAGGAAGAAGCCTTAATAAAAGTATATACATAACAAGAACGGTAGGTGGAAATGTTGTTCATAACGATTGGTATAACGCCACTTTATTTTCTATACCTGAATCTCCTGCGACAGACGCCTTTGTCGAACCCGATGTTGTATTTAGCGAGGCAAACGGTTATCTTGCGGAGCTAGCTAGCTGTGAAACTGTCAGCATAGAGGCTGCTGGGCACGCGTTCGTCTTTACCCCATCGAGACTATTCCGTAACCTGGAAAATGGAAAAGTTACAAAAGACCTTATCATGGGTATGTGCCAATATATTCACCCAGCTGTGAATCATCTTGGAGGGGTAGTTGATAGAAGGAGAGAGATGGAAAGTCGATTGGGCGACCTATCAATACGCAAAACAAGAGTTACAGCCACTGCTCAATTTAAAACCGGTTGGAGCTGTAGAAAAGCCGACTTATTTTACGCTAGAGATATTCCATCACGCGGCATAAGACATAATTTTCTCAATAGCCCTTTTAACTTTTTTCATTTTACGATACCGCGTCACTCAAAACCTCAGATTGTGCTTAGTCACCCTTACGGGTTTGAGGATGACTCCTCCGCGTTCGGAATAGGCAACCCAAATAACTACAACTCAACGCCGCTCCTTAATAATAATATAGATTATAAGGAACCACCTGGGTATGAAATTGCAATCCCGTTTCCTGACTACCCCAATATTTTGTTTAAATCCCAAGATGAACAAAGAATATGGACGCAGCCTGGTCTAGGGACTGTTGTTATGGATGAATTGTTCTCTGACGCCAAGGAATCAACGAACGATACGGGGATGTTATCTAACATCAATACTGATAAGTCTTACATCACTGCATACAATGAAGATTTTCACAGACTCTCTAGACCCGGAAAAGTATTTTTGTTTAAGTATACCAACTATCATGGTTGGTCTTACAGAAAGATGATACCAGATCGCAACGGTACTTTTCGATACAATGACGACCTTGGTGACGAACATGGCGAAAAAAGTCAAACAAATACCGGTCACAATGTAACAGGCAAACCCGGTTTAGATAGCGATGTTTTAGGTGCAGCCTTTTCACAAGTCGATTCTGACTTTGATGCTCAAGGTATTCACACTCAGTATGGTGATGTTGGACAAGTTGGGCAGTATTGCAGATTTGTTAATACGTTCGATATATTTGTAAACCCTAGAAATATTGATGAAAAGTACTACATCAGAAATTATAAGACCATGATCTTTCCCGATTTTTCAGCTAATATTCCAACAGCAAAAAATTCAAATGGAACATACAGTTACGATAAAGACACAGTACGCCGATCTGATATCCACACCTTTTTTATTAATAACAGTGTTACGAGCACACAACTTAGGATAAACAACTTTACCACCGGTTCTTCGGAGGCTCCTTACCATTTCTGGTACATACCTTACTACGCACAACCAAGATTTTATAACGGTAGTGCTGGATCAACTCGCGGAGTCGCCTTTTCGTTTTCCAATCTTTTTCGAGGCCCTTTTATAACAACTGCCGCAGGAGAATCTATGGGTGTGCCTAATGGCTTGTTCCAGTTTTTAGATACCCCCCTTCAACACCTTTCTTCATCTACAGAAAATTATCGAATAGGTGGCTTACTACCTCGGGATTTTCTCCCGGTTCAGAATCAGGCAGATGAACACCTTTATAAGTCTTCCCAATTTCCACTAGTAAGAAGAGCTGGCACCACAACGGCTACCTTGCCATCGTCCTCCATCGATGGTATAAATCAATACATGCTGTCCAATAGAGAATTTAGAATCAAAGCTGTACACGTCCGAGATGATGGAACTGAAGACACGTCTTTTTCACAACCCTTCAGATTTTTTGAATTTTTTGGTTTCGCAGGATAGAAAATAATGCCGACTAAAGGAATTAAATTTAATGTTTAAAATATCAGACAGAATTAAAGAGTCTTCATCGACTACCGGCACCGGATCGGTTGTCTTAGGCGGTGCTATAGGTGCATTTCAAACCTTTTCTGATGGTATTGGCAACGGAAATACAACCTATTATGTAATAGAAAATTATTCACGCTGGGAAGTCGGACAAGGTGTTTATTCTTCAGCAACTAACTCTCTTTCTAGAGACGTAGTTTTTTCAAGTTCTAGCGGCGGCTCTAAGATTACACTAGAGGGTGCGTCAGTTGTTTTCTGTGCTTTACCTTCTTCAAAAGCATTTCTCAAAGATCCAGACTTTAATGTTTCAGCTAGTGGTTTTATCGGTACAAAGCTAGATGTTTCTAGCGGTATTTTGTCTAGCGGCATGTTAACTTTAGTTAGACCCGATTCGGCGGGCAACTTTATTCATGCCTACAGAGATGACAGCGACAAAAAGACTATAGCCTTACATATTAACGATCAAGCCTCGCCAACTTGGACCCTAGGCCTTAAGAATAACCCTAATAGTAATACTGCGTCACCAACACTTGGTTATGTCTATGCCAGAGAAGGTGCTGCGGGTTTAGTCTCATCATCCACAGACTATATAGCACTATCTAGATCAGAAGGTTTTTCAACATATAATAAATCACACTTTATACTTAAAGCTAGCTCTGATACTGGTGTTTATATTGATGGTAAAGCAACAGCTTACCCAGTACTAACGGTTCAAGGGGCACCTCTAACAACTTCCGACCTTCAGGTTTGGGAGAAGTCTGATGGAACACAGCTTGCAAGCATAGGTAACGATGGAGCACTAAGCACTAGTGGTATTAAAGTTAGTGGTATAAATCTACCCTCTTACATACCGCCCTCTACAACTGATATATTATACAATGATAATGGCACACTTAGATTTAATGGGTCTATTATTGGTGGTGAAGGAGATGTAACGTCTGAGGATATAAGTGCGGTATCTGGCATAGCTACTCAGGCTTCTGGTGTCGCAGCAACTGCTTTGCAAAACATAGTAGAAGACACTACACCTCAGCTGGGCGGCAATCTGGATACAAACGGCTCAAACATAACTAGATCATCTGCTGGTGATTTAACGATTACAACTAGTGATGGAAATCTTGTATTAGACCCTAGCTCCTCGGTCAGAATGCCCGTCGCTGGTTTTTCAACCGGTAGAATGTTGTACATATCAGACACAAACGGGACTTTAAGCACAAATTCAAACTTAAACTTTAACGATTCAACCGGTCAAATCTCAACTCAGATAGTATCAACATCTAGTTTGATAGTATCAACTTCTAGTATACAAGTCAGCTTAGATTCTATATCTTCCACAGAAAATAGCGTGGTTGTTAACAATGGCGGTTATCTAAAAACCAAAGAAATTAACGATAGAGTTTGGGACGACCTGAAAAGAAATTACAACAATATTTCTTCGGACTTCTCTATGTCAAGTGATTCTGACGTAGTATTTATGGATACATCTTCTTCTTCGCTTAATGTTTATTTGCCAACGGCTATAGGACAGGGCGGCAAGGAGTTGACAATAAAGTTAAAATCTGGCTCAAACTCTGGAGTTTTAGTTGCCAGCGGATCTCAAACTGTGGATGGACAAGCACAATTTCCACTTTATCACACCCATCAAGGCGTGACGTTAATTTCAGATAATTCAAATTGGTTCTTAATTTAGTGTATAATTTATAGAACAACACTATTCACGGGAGATAATTTATGTCTTATGCACCTTATAATAGAAACGCAAAAGCAATTGTTGCGTTTGGCAGTGCCGCAACAGATGCATTGCTAAATTCTACTTCTACGTTTACAATCGGTAATAGCAATGCTAACGCGTTGCAAATTCCTAATGATGGCTATATTGGCAGTCAGGGTGATTTTGATGCCATACAAATCGCCGCAGGCGGCAATGTTACTATGTCGCAAAACCTTACGGTTACTGGCGACTTAACGGTCAATGGCACCACGACTACAGTTAGCACTACTAATACTGTTGTTTCTGACCTTCTACTTGAACTTGGGAACGGTACAACGGGTTCAGCCGCCAACGATGCTGGTATTGTAATCGAAAGAGGTGATGACGACAACGCATTTATTGGTTTTGATGAATCAGCAAATAAGTTCACGATGGGTACTGGTTCGTTTACCGGTGCTAGCACGGGAGACTTAACAATCACTGCTGGTACCCTTGTCGCCAACCTTGAGGGTGATGTTACTGGTGATGTAACGGGAAATGCTGATACCGCTACAACTCTGGCTACATCGAGAAACTTTAGTTTAACTGGTGAAGTTACAGCCTCCGCTGTTGCTTTTAATGGAAGTGACGTAGTAGCCCTTACTGCTTCTTTAGACGCAACTGCAATCACTGGCCAAACAGCAGAAACCTCTATAGCTGACGATGATCTTATCTTGATCTACGATACGTCTAATACAGCCTTGAGAAAAATGACAAAGGCCAATTTTGTCTCTGGGCTTGCTGGAGGTGGTGGTGATATTACAGGTGTTACGGCAGGAGATGGTTTATCTGGCGGAGGAGCTTCTGGGGCAGTAACTTTGGCAGTCAGTGTAGACGATACTACAATAGAAACTAATAGTGATAGCCTCAGAATTAAAGATCTTGGTGTTTCTACCGCTAAACTCGCTGCCGACGCTGTCACCGGAGCGAAGATAGCTGATGACGCTATTGATAGTGAGCATATTGCTGCCGACAGTATTGATTCAGAGCATTATGCTGCTGGATCGGTAGATAACGCAGCAATGGCTGATGACGCTATTGACAGTGCT